AAATAATTACGTCAGGCTTTTTATCGACAATGTATTTGCCAATACAGGTTAAGAATGTAAAATCATTTCCATCTTTAGCTTGTACGTCAGGTAAGACGAAATGCGTTCTAGTGGGTTTGTTCAGGAAGCTCATAATAAAGTTGCAAATCCTCATCAGAAAATAGCACTATTTTAGTACCATCTTCTAAATACACTATAAACTCATCATTGTCAATAGCTACTTCATCAATAACTTGTCCTGCCATTCTGCGTAAAAGTGATTCTACTGCTTCATGGTCATCCATTATTTGTCAGCCTTGTTATCTAGTTTTTCAAAGATACGATTTAGCATATCTTCAATCTTATTAAAGCGTTGTTCTAATTCATCCTTGCGAACGTAATGTGTAGGAAGGTCAATCTCAATTTCCTTCATATCGTCTTTAAGGTCTTGAACAGCATCCCAAAGCTGACGGGCAAACCATCCAAGCACAGACAGAACAACACCAACGATTAAGTTAATGATTGTTTGGTCGGACATGTTATACCTTTACCCAATTCTCTGTAGGAACTGTAGGCCATGTAATATTGCCAGCTTGAGGATATACTGCATATTGACGCACAGCATTACGATAAGTAATAAACTCTGCTTGGTTAGCAAGATATGGATTAGATAGTTGAGGATTGCCTACGTCAGCAATAGTAGTCCAATCTGTAGCAGAAAGAAGCTGTGATGCTGTTGTTTTATTTTCGTCTGCTGTAGGAACAGAAGGAGCAGGAGGTATAAATTGACCATCTACATAAGTCCACTCTGTCGTGCAGTTGTCAGGACAATCAGCCCAAAATAAAGGGTCTGCTACTGGAAAGTCTTGTGCTTCTACTTGGCAGATGCGATTGTTTTCTTGAGGTGAGATTAATGCTTTCATAATTTATCCTTATGCGTATTCGTAAACGATGACAATACCTGATGCACCTACACCACCAGTAATGTTAGAACCACCATTCCTATATGAGCCACCGCCACCTTGTCCATAAGCAGTACCTGCTAATCCTGTTACATCGGCAGCGTTAATTACTCTCATTACTGCATTCCCAGAATAAAAACTACTTCCACCACCTGGAACTATAGAGCTTCCTCCTGCTGAAAATCCTCCTCCTCCATAAATATTAATATCTCCTGAAGAACCTGCCCCTGCCGCCCCTGCGCCACCAGTACCTGCTGCTGCTGAAGCAAGAGAACCTCCAGCTCCTCCTGTAGCACTAACTAAAGCACCAAACGAAGATGTCCCACCAGTTCCTCCAGATACCCCAACTCCTGCTGTACCTCCAGACCCTACCGTAACAGTTTGTCCTGAAAAACTTGATGTTATTTTCTTACGAGAGTACCCGCCACCACCACCAGAACCACCAGCATAATATTGAGCAGTTTGACTACCTCCACCACCTCCTCCACCAACAACCTCAACAATAACGAATGTTGTACCTGATGTTGGGGTATAAGTGCCTGTTGATGTGAAGTATTGAATGTTAAGTAAACGTCCTGAACCGCCAGTTGCTGCGGTAGTTTGTATTGTTGAATCTGGAAACTGAACTCCAGTTGATACTAAAGCTGTTGACATTAATTACTCCTTAAACTGTACCGTTAGATACTACATTTCCGATTACTGTGAAATTGCCTGAACTATCCAATGAACCTACATTAGTACCATTATAATTAAAATACAATGTAGTGCCTGAAGGTGTTACATTCCAACCGCCAGAATTAGCAATAGAACCAGCAGTTGAAGCATAAGAAACTGTGCCAGCAGCAGAACTAATTAATTGAAACTCTGTACCATCATAAAATACTTGTACGGCAGCGCCTGAAGCAATGTCACCAGAAGCCAAAGCAGTAGAACCATTTTTAGTAATAGCTTTAGCGCCAATAGAATTAATATTTAGTGTAGTAGCGCCTGTATTAGCGCCAGCAGACACAAATGTAAATAATTGACCTGTAGCATAGGCTGACATACCAACTGCTCCTACGGCAGTAATAGCATTAGTTCCTGATACGCTAGTTAAGTAAGTAAACGTGCCATCTTGCACTTGACCAGCAGAAGCATACATTGTACGTACTGTAGCATTACCTGTATTTGTATGAGCAAAACCACCCATAGGCAAGTTAGCTGTTGGCGTAGTTTGACCATCAGAAGCTACAGAATTGGTAAGTGCTGTAGCTATATCTGAAAGGGTATTGTTAGCCCATGTTGATGATATGGTAGTGCCTGTAGTGACAGGATTACCTGCTGGGAGGCTATACGTCCCTGAACCGTTACGTGCCATTTATTGCTCTCCTTGTTTTGCTCTCATTGTTCTTGCATCCAATAAGCCAGCATTAATTAAATCTTCCAACGAAGCTTCAGGTAACATATTTACTGCGCTTCCTGCTACATCACCAACTTTACCTGCAACATTAGCGCCTTGACCTGCCAAAATAGCAGCATATCTAGCAGCTCTAGGAGAAGCAAAAGGTAATAATGGAAGTAGTGCTTTTTTACCTACTAATTTAGCTACATCACGAGCTTTTAATGCTTCATTTGATTTAGGTGGCAGCAAACTAAATGTTGAAGTATCCACACCTGCTTGTGTAGCTTGTCTTAATTTTTCAGCATCGCTTAATTCTTCAAAAGGTTTATAAACATCTGAAGCTGCCATAGCTCTTGCTGCTGCGGCATGAGGAGCATCTTTATACAATTCATATTGTTTATCTATTAAATCATGTACACCCAAACCAAATTCATTACCTCTTGTTTGGTCACGAGCTGTTACAGCTACATCATGTGGAAGTGAATATGCTCTTGCATAATTATAAATAGCATCTCCATGCAATTGTTTTCCTAATGGAGTGGCTTCTGTAATTGCTTGCTGAAGTTCAGGAATGTTTTGTTTATAAGCTTGATAAATAGTATTAAATGCTTCAGGATTTTTACCAGTTTGAAATCCTAATACATGTTTAGGTATTGAGCCAACGGCATTACCTGTTTCGCTTAATAAATTACCAAGCTTTTGTGCAACAGTAGAATTTTTAGCAGCATTAACTAAACCTTGAACAGCTACTTTACCTTTTTCAGCACTAGGAAGTCGTGTAAGTCCACCAATAGGATTTACTTCAGGTGTTAAACCTTCAAGTTTACTTGCTTCCCATAGATTTCCAAGCGTATCAGTAATGTTGCTTCCTGTAGGTGATTTTGCAGGTGCGTTCATTACCCAGTCACCTTGCTCCATGTGCATATTAGGATGACCTACAGGGTCTACACCAGCATTTACTCTTGCTCTAGCTAAAGCTAATGCTTTTTGTTGTTCTAATGTCATTTCGTCCATAATGCTTTATCCTGTGGTGACATTGCCGCCCATTCTTGTGGTGTAATACCTTGAGGAATTTTAGTTTGCAAAGCATTTCCCATTTTTTGACCTGGAGTTTTTGCAGGTTGATATGGTGATTTTGATAATGGAGCTGGTTGTAATGCACCACCACTATAAATACGTTCAAAAACCTGTTGAGCGCCAGGAGCCAAGAAATCTTTAACAGTTTTTTGAGTTCCCATTGCTTGATTATAAGAATCAACTTGTGGTTGCATTTTCATTACCAACAAGTCAGCAGCAGATTCTAATTTTGCTTTAGTTTCAGCAGGAGTATCGTTAGGAGAAAAGCTATTTTTCCATTCTTCAATATCGGCACGACTCATACCGCCGCCAGAACGAAATGCATTAGCTAATTCACCAGCAGCAGCATTAATATCAATTTGTGCGCCAGCTTTAGCTGCTTGATATTTAGGTCCTACAAATGGAACCAATGGCATGATTTTATTGGCTACCCAATTTTCTGCACCACCAAGAATATTATTATTATTTAACTTATTATAATCACGTTCATAGTTTTGCAAATGCTGAACTACAGCACCAATTGATTGCATTTTTTTACCAGTAGTTCCACCTGGTCCAAAATCTGTAGCAGCTTTTTGTCTATTAGCAAAAGTAGTTGCATCTAAAGATGGGTCTACTGATGAAGCAATTTCAAATAATTGAGTCATCGCTGGTTTTGATAATGGTGAACGTCCAGCTAAAGGAATGCGACCTTCAGCCAAAGAATTAACCATTGGTTTAATATGTTCTGGCAATTTATTAAATACATCAATATTTGCATTTTGAGAAAATGCTTGACTTGGTTGAATTGATGATTGTTGTTGTGTTTCTTGTTGTGGAGCTGAACCCCAGTTCATTTCCCAAGGATTAGCCATTATTGTTTACTCCAAGATTTAGGGTCATTAGGATTTCCACCTTTATAAATATATCCATTCATTGCTTCGCCAACTTTTGGAAGATTTGTTGGTGGATTTAAAAGGTTATTTGATGATGAGCCATTTACATCGGGCATGCCTAAAGGATTAAGTTTTTTAGCTTCATTTGCTAATTGTGCGCCTTGAAATGGATTAATCCATGATGAAGGAATACGTTTAAAATCTTCAATAGAACCTTTATAACCATTATTAATGGCAAATTTATAATCTTTTTCAAGACTTCCTGGAGTTTCTTCTTTTCCAGTTCCTAATACTTTTCCTGTAGGATTGCCATGAATATCAAATCCATAGAATTTTCCTTCTAATGGCTTCCATTCTGTTTGTTTTGGTGAAAGAGCATTAGTTACTTGACTCATTACCACTTTTTCAAGCAATGCAGGGTCATGAATTGCAGATGAATATTTACCAATAGCAGAAGTAATTTCATCGGCAGTAGGTTGACGAGTTGTACCTGTTTGAGTTGTTATTGGCACAGAAATAGTTTTCTTTCCGCTTTCGTATGGTTGCATACCACCAAGATTATCAGTAGGACCAACAGGTTGATTATTAGGCACTTGAATATCATAAGAGCCTTGAGTTGTTTCTGCAACGGGTTTTAAAGCACCACTTAAATCACGCAAAGCATTAGCTTGTTTTAATTGTTTATCGCTAACATATTTACCATAATCTTGCATAGCACCACGTTCATTTTGACCAGCAACATATTTATTAGCTAAATTAGCAGCATATTGCGTCCATGATGGAGCTACATAATGACCTGATACCATTTGACCTTCAGGGGCTGCTTGTTGACGTAACGCATCAGCTAATGCAAGTTTGCGTTTTAAATCAAGTTGCATCAATGTATCATCTTGAGGCATTTGGTCTTGAGTAGATTGAGTAGTATTTTGCCCAAATTGAGGCAAGTAATCCATAATTCCCATAATTATCCCTGTCTATATTGACCAATGTTACCACCCAAGAAATTGCCTTGAGGAGTTGAGTTCATAGGTTTGTTTTGTTGAGCCATCATCATGTTTTGACCTGGGTTTGGTGCTTGTTGATTTTGCCCCATTGCCATTAAGCCTGATTGAAAGTTTTGTTGAGGCATTTGCATACCTTGTTGCATACCTTGACCTTGATATGGATTCATTGGTTGTTGGTAAGGATTCATTTGATACGGAAACATATTATCTCCTAATTAAAGGTAATTTTTCATTAAAAATATACAAATGTCGGAAATTTCCGTTATTTAAAATATCACTTTTTGCAGGATAAAATTCAATTGCATCTTTATCTTCAAAGCCACAATCATCTTTTATTTTTTGCATTTCATCCCAAGTAATGCCATCTTTCATATCTTTGCGATGTAAATCTAACCTAATTACATCACCTTCTTTAAAAGCAGCTGCAAAATAAACTTCATTTTCCCAAACTCCTATTGAGTGTTCACCAAAATAGGACTGCCACAATTTATCTTGTTTTACCAATTTGCAAATGTACCTGTAGGCGCACCAATTGCAGCACCGCCAAGACCCATTAAACCACTCATAAATCCACCTGAAGCTGCATTTTGAGCATTAGTATTAGCTACTTGAGCGCCATATTGAGCTTGAGCAGCACCTAATAAATCTGCACCGCCTGTATTAGCTTGAGTAGGAGTATTTACAAAGCTAGGATTTTGAACTTGTGAACCTGTACGCAACGCATTAATGACGTTAATAGGCTGCATTTGATTGTAAGCTTGTTGATTAAATGCTTGTTGATTAGCAGTAAGACCTGTGTTCATGCCTTGAGTTACAGCACTTGTTAATAAATCGTTTTGACCTTGTTGCAATACACGTTTGGCATTTGTATAAGCTTCAGTGCCAGGTGCAATGCCTTGATTAGCCAATTGAGCATCAGATTGTTCATTTTGTTGAGCAATTTGAGGTGCTAAACGACTCATAATAGCATCTGAATATGTTTGACCAGGGTCAATGCCATAAGAAGGCAATTTAGATGTGTCTACACCAGGCTGACTTAATACACTATTAGCATAATTTAAACCGCTATTAGCAGTAGTCATCAATCCTTGGTTTAATTGATTTTGTTGGTCAAGAATGGCTTGTTGTGCAGGAGCTAAAGTCTGTGTGGCAGTATATAAAGTATTTCCATAAGCATCAGTACCAGGATTAGCTGTATAAGTTAAGCTACCATAAGGTGTGATTTGATTGGTACGATTGGCAGCAGCAGTAGCACGAGCAGCTTCTACGTTACCAGCAGCAGTAGCTTGAGCAGCGCCTGTGTAATCTGGCGCAGGAGGTGCATCTGATTTACCGTTATAACCAGGATGCTTTAATACACCTAAAAATTTACTATTGAACATTTATCTACTCCAGTTAAGCATTTTGCAGTTTTCAGGCCACAAAGTCATAATAAGCAAATCGCCATTACGACCTGCATCTTTTAAAGTTGTTTCTATTACAAACCCAATTTTATGATTAAGTTTTATTGCTTTATGATTATCAGCTTCAACGGTAGCAGTAAAGCGTTTAACCTTGCATTGATTAAAAATATAGTTAGCTACTGCAAACCAATACTCTCTCGTAGGCGGTGAATCAATGCGTTGATGACCAAACATATTGTTACCATTGTAATTCTCAAATGCTGTACCAGCGACAATAACACCATCTATCTCCCATCCAAGAGCAGTCATGCCTTCTGTAAAAGCACCGACTTTTTCCATAACCCAACGAGCGACATATTCGCCTTGAACTAACATTAAAGAATTGCTCCGCCTTCAATAACTAAATCGGTTGATACCCAACGAACTTGAATATTAGATGCTGCTGTTTTAACAACAGGTGCGCCATAATATCCAACACCATTAACACCTTGCCAATTTTGCAATACAGATAACGCACCGCCCCAATTAGAAGCATCCCATAAACCTGAATCCCATTTAGCAAATGAAGATGGGCTAAAGTTTAATGATGTTGTTGGAGCGTCAGTATTAAAGTCAATATTAACACCAGCATAAATAGCAGGTTGACCATCAGTTCTAAATATAGGACGACTCATAGTAAAGCGTTTTAATGTGCCAGCATTATTGAAATTATTAAATGCTTGCAATCCTAATGCAGTAATATTATTGCTATCATCTGCTTGTCCATCCCATGCTTTAGCAACAAATCCATTGCCGCCAAAATAAGGTTGGTCATTGTACATTTCAAAACAATTAGCGTTCCAACCTGTAAAATTACACCAAGCACCTGTAATTGTGTTCATTACATATTGCTGTTGGTTTTGACCTTCTTGAATAGGTACATTTAACCATAATTGATTAACTGTTGGCACATAGATTAATTGCCATCCAAAGTTTTGATTATAGTCAGTTACCGCTGCACTAATTGCATACTGAATTTTATCAGTAATTGCAACTTTAGGATTGATACGAGATGATTGTAATGCAGCAGACATTGGTACTACGCCATCTTGTGAAATAAGCAACATATCACCAGCGTATTTATAAAGACTTCTAGGGCCTACTGGACCACCTAAATCCCATACACCTACCATTGACCATGTAGATGTACTTGTTGGGTCTAAACCTTGATAAACGATGACTTGACCCTTGTTTGTCACGATAACATAGTGGTCATTAACACCATTACCAGCATCAATCGTCCATGTGCCATGAGCTACAATGTAACCACCTTTAGTCATAAAAGGAGATACATCAACTGCTGCTGCTGCACCTGCAATAGAATCTACAGGCAAATACCATACTTTAAGGCTATTTTTTTGAATAAAGAATTGACGTTGTGCATATAAAATTGGATTTTCCAATGTTGTTGCAGTAACACCTGTAATTGTAGGTGTAGTCCATGTTGTACCATCAAAGTTACGTGGTGCATCTACACCATTAGCCATAGATAAGAAATTGCCGCCAGGAGTTGCAATATTGCAATAACCCCAACGTGAATTACTTAATCCTGATAACACAGCAGCGCCTACAGTGCCTGTAGAAGTGCAATCGTATACTTTACCACCAGCAATCGCAAATAACTTGTCTGTGGATGCTCCAGCGTATGACATAAGCGTTTCTACTTGACCTGTAATGCCAGTATTATGCTTTGTATAACCTGCTCTTAATGTAACTTCTGTTGTTGCAGGATACCAGTTCTCAAGAATAACAGCCTCATTAGGCTGCATAGATGTTAATGAATCTCGTGCGTTCCAACCACCTACAGGAGCTGGCAATGATACTGGCTGTGATACAGCCCTTTTAGCAATAGCCATTATTAACTCCCGTAGTTAGCGTCTGGAATGTTCTCCCAACCAATTAATACATTGGCTGTTCTTGGGGCCATTGATAATGTTGGTGAACCTGCATCATTAGCTTTAGCGATGTTAAGTTGCATATCATAATCACGTTGAAAGGCTGTTGTATCAAAGCCTTTGACTTCAAAGTATTTCTTTTTCAATCCTAATACGATTAATCGGTCAGGATAAATACATGTATCTGTATCTTGAACAAATTGCGCTTGAGGAGTTCCTGATGCTGATGCAGCCCAATATGATGAAATATACTCAAAGCTTAAATATTCGTTTGTAGATGTCAAAGGCCAGATTTGAAATTCTTGACCCATAATACGCCAACGAATACGTGGACCAGTTGAAATATAAGATGATTTCAACCATTGCCATTGTTGAGGTGTTTCAGGTCCCAACATTTCCCAGCGTTTAGATTTATCGTATTGTGTACGGTCTGTAATACGGTCAAAGCCTGTTGGCAAAGTATATTTAACTTGACCGAATGTATATTGACCATTGCCATCGCCTGTTGCAGCACTGTTAATCGTTACTGTTGTGCCTAATGCTGATACAACGGCTGTGCTTTGAATAACGCCTAAACCTTGCACTTGAAAGTTTGTAGCACCACGAGCATTAATAAAGTTTACAGTTGCAGCATCTACGCCTGTAATTGTATAAGAACCTGCTACAATTGCACCGTTAGATTGTGTGTATTGTGAATACCAATCGTATTCTGTATTCAACGCTTCCCAAGGATATTCACGAGCTAATTCATTACCTGCTGCATTAATTAAATAATACATTTGTGTAACGTCAGTTGCAGTATTCCCAGCGACCGTATTAGGAATCGCCAAGCCCATTTCGGCACTTGCCTGTTGAACTAATTGGAGAAGCGTTGAAGCCATTGTTTATCCCTCGATTGTTTCCTTGGCCTTTTTAGGTGTGGCTTTGGGTTGGTTCATTTTTGATGCTAACTCTGCTAATTGCGCTTTTAATGCAGCTAGTTCATCATCACGCTTACGAAGCTCGTCTGCTTGTTGTTGTACTAATGCTGTATCTTTTGCACCAGAGAGATAAGCTTTTGCTTTGTCACGTAGCGCAAGTGGTGACATACCTGCTGCCATACCCAATGTATTTAATTGAGCATCAGAAGCTTGTGCTACTTGTTCTACTGTGTAAAATTTAAAGTGTTTCAATTCAGCAGCTACGGCTGCATTTAAGATAGGCCAATCGTGAAGTAATGTGCCTTCTACATCGCCATCAGTCTTTTCGTTTTGGTATCTCGCCCATTGAATAGGAAAGCGAGTTTTGTGTTCATCTGCTGCAAAAGTGTCAATGACAGAAAGATTATTGCCTGGCACTTCAATGATGATAAAGTCCCTCATTTCCATGATAGGACGGCCTTCTAAAGCGCTTTTAAACTCATTGTTAATTGCTTTTTGATAAAACTTTACATTAAGTCGTGAATCTGGGTTATTTACGTCAGTTTGATACATTTGATTATCCTTTTTGGAGTGGTCCAAAGTTGTTAAGGGTTGCACTAAACTCTCATAGAAAGCCTAGTGAAACCCTCACCCTTGCGGATGAGGATTAATCAGCGATTAAACTGAAGCTTTACCGAACCAACCATACTGACCTGAAGCAAGAGCTACAGCAGGAGCGATATAAGCACCACCTGTTGAAGTTGCTACAAAAGTAGTAGTGCTGATTGATACTGATGTTTCACCAGCAGTAAACGTGTTACCAGCTTTTGCTAATACATAACGCAAGCCGTCTGAACCAAACACTTCATTACCCAATGGACCCATTGTAGGAATTAATGTTGAGCCGTCTTGAGCTAGGTTAGTAGGAACAGCAGAGGTAAGGTCTACGCCAGAGATAGGGGTTACTGAATATGCCATGTTATATCTCCTTAAGCAGTTAGAACGCCAGAGAATTGAGGACCAGAGCTTGTCATGTTACCAGCCCAGCCAATCAATTTCACTACAGCGTCTTGGTTTACAGATTGACGTTCGCCACCGATAGGAGCAAAGTTACGGTCTGTGTGTGGACGGAAGTAAATGTAGTTAGTGTTCAAGAACCACATATGATTAGCAGTCGCTTGACCACCAATACCGCCACCTAGTACAACGTCAGCAGATGTACCGCCACCGTAGAATTTCAATGAAGCGAAACCAGCAGCGCCTTCTTCAGCAGAAGTTACACGTTGGATAGCTTGCAATGAGTTTACATATAGTGAGTAGTAGTTGTTGTCAGCTACGATTAAGTCAGCCTTATCTTGACCACGAACTAGCTTGATAGCCAATTGTGTCATGTAAGATTGAATGTTAGCAGCAGAAACAGCAGCGCCACCGTTAGTCACGCCAGAGAACGCTTGGTTACGCCAGAAAGACCATGTAGCACGGTTAATACCACCATAAGTACCTGAAGCAGGGCTATCAGCTACAGCAGCAGCCAAACCTGTCAAGTTTTTACCACCATTACCAGTACCGTCACCATAGATGTCAGTTTGGATACGGTTAAGCAATTGACCTTCAGCAACTTGAACACGACCTTCTAACAAGTCGATGATTGCTTCTTTTGAACTGTTTTGCAACATTTCAAGGCCAGAGATAGTAACAGCACTAGCGTATTGAGCGATAGGAAATTGAGCTGCTGAAATTGGGCTGTTAGGCGCAATGTTCAATGTCTCGTAACCGCTGTATGAGTTAGTGTTGTTAGTGTTAGTATCGTTGTACATGATTTCTTCAAGAATCACGTTACCGCCA